CCCCAAAGGGCAGAGTGGCTTTTAGCGTTCACATATATTAGCTGCTCGGCACTTCCAAATTCGCATAGGGGATTGTATTACCATCCCTTTCGAGGAATACGTCGTCTGCCTTACCACCATAAAATTCGATGAATCTTTTTACAGCGACATCCACGTATTTCGGCTCAAGTTCTATGCCAAAGCACACACGGTCAAGCTGTTCACAGGCGATAAGCGTTGAGGCTGAACCGAGGAAGCCGTCAAGAACGAGAGCATTTGAAGCCGTGCACTGTTTGATGAGATAGGCTATGAGCGGAACTGGCTTACTCGACGCATGATTGTATCCTTCCGTTTTTGAGTTTTTGATTCGGTCAAAATCAAAGCAGGCTTTCTGCTTCTGGTCGCTGTACCACTTGTGATGTCCATCCTTGCGCCAGCCCCATATAATTGGCTCAAAATTGTACTTCCAATCCGTCCGCATGAGCGGGGCACTGTCTTTTCGCCAAATAAGCCCTGCGCCAAGTTTGAAGCCAGCATCCTCAAATGCATCGTAGAAAATGCGGGCTTTTGACGTTGCGTAGAATTCATAAATGGAAGCATCGGCGGCCATCGCGTCATGAAAGCAAGTAAATGCCTTCATAAGAAATGCGTAGGCATCCTTGTCATTAAGATCATCGTTCTTGATTTTTCCGGATGCACTTTCAAGATTCACAAAATAAGGTGCGTCTGTACATACAAGATTGGCTTTACGATCTCCGAGGAGCCTTTTATAAGTATCTTGCTCGGTACAATCGCCGCAGATGACGGTGTGCTTTCCTATGTGCCACAGGTCTCCAAGTTTCGAGAATGCCGGCTTTGCAAGTTCTGCATCCACGTCGAAGTCATCCTCGTGAACATTTTCGGCCGCGGCGGAAAGCTTGTTGAGCTCCGCGTCGGTGAAGCCAAGGAGAGAGACGTCGAAAGCGTCGGCCTGCAGATCGGACAGCTCGACTGCGAGCATTTCTTCATCCCAGCCTGCGTTCAGGGCCAGCTGATTGTCCGCAAGAATATAGGCGCGTTTCTGTGCCTCTGTCAGGTTTTCGGCAAAGACGCAAGGCACGTTTTCATAGCCTTCCGCGCGGGCGGCTTCGATTCTGCCGTGTCCGACGAGGATGTTGTAGTCAGCGTCAATAACGGCGGGGCTTACAAATCCAAATTCCCGGAGGGATGCACGAAGCTGTGCAATCTGTTCTTTACTATGCGTCCGGGCATTCCGGGCGTAAGGCACCAATTTATCAATGGGTACCTGTTCCAATTTCTGTGTGTTCATTTACATTCCCTTTCTGGCCTGCAGGAGTCGTTCCATCACGTCGTCCTGTGGATTGAGCCCGCTGTATTCGGCAGAGCAGTTTTCCTTGACGATCTGAAAGATTTCATTCCACAGGCGGCTTGCCTGATTCATGTAGTTGATGCCAATGTTGATGAAGGGTGAAGGGATCGGCTTCCCAGTCGTCGGGTGCTTGGAAAGGTATCCGAGCCGAGTGGTCATCTCTTCGCACTGAATCCAGCGGGCGGAGCACATCGCGTAACGCTCTAAGAGCTGTGGAGACACCGCTTTTGCTACGCCGAGCTTATCCAGCCATTCCCATGTTTCCCGATAGATATCACCAGCTTCCAGGGTGGAGCCGTCATGCTGTTTGGCAGATAGAAAGTCATGCGGGGTTGGCATGTCCTCGCCTTCGACATCCGGTATGTCCAGCACAGTGAGATCTCTGCCGCCTGGATTTCCGTTTTCGTATTTTTCTTTGACGGCGGTCTTTTTCCGGCCCGCACCGGGACGTCTGCCGCCGCGACCACCTGTGTTATTTGATTTTGTCGGCATGATTTTTAACCGCCTCCTTTATTACCCGTTTGAAATCGCCTTTTTTGCACGCAAGAGGGGGCGCCGTTTTCCGCAGCATTTTCCACAGAGATTTGACCTGCCCCTCCCGCATCAAAATATTTCTTGCACAAAAGAAAAGACCACGAAGATCATCAGCGGTCTCCTCGGTCTTTATGGATCTTCTCATGACAAGAACGGCAAAGGCTCATGAGGTTGCTCTCATCATTTGTCCCTCCCTCGGAGAGAGGAATGATGTGGTGGACTTCCTCGACTGGTTTGTAGCGACCTTGCTTTAAACACATCTCGCAGAGAGGATGCTTGTGAACGTAGCGGTCACGGATTCGTTTCCATGCTCTGCCGTACCTCTTGCCGGAGGAGTAACCGCGCGTGAACTTCTCATAGTGCTGCTGCATAACCTTGGCATGCTCTTCACAGTACAGACCATCGGTCAGCTTCGGGCAGCCGGGGTAGCGGCACGGCCTCTTTGGTTTCATAGGCATGGCTGCCTCCTTTCCGGACAAAAGAAAAGCCCTGCAGTGTTTCCTGCAAGGCTTAGGGCTGCGCGTGCAGCCGTTCTTTATTCTGTTTCGCTGATTATATACTATCATAATGGCGGGGTGGACATCTTTGGACAAAGCAGGACATTTCGGGCGCATTTCATATGATGATGGGATGCTCCGGCAGAGAGGCATGCTGCAGAGCCTTGCCATGCCAGCGACGGATCGTGCGGGCGTCGGCACAAAGCTCGATGCCGATCTGCTCCCAGGTAAGTCCATGAATGTAACGATACTTTAAAACCATGCGTTCATCTGTATCCGGCACAGCCTCGATGACCTCACGGATCTGTTTCTTTAGGTCGGAGAGAGTTTCAAGCTCTGCCGCGATCTTGTTTTCCAGATCCCACATCTTTTCCAGCGTCCGGATAAAGGGTGCGTCCGTAGATCGAGAGGTCTGTACACGATCCTTGTCATATTGGATT